CATGCTCGAAGGTCGAGGCGTACATGGGTACGATCGGACAGCTAAAGAGCACTATGCAGTTGAGCTATGCGAAACAGGAAGTGATGTTTGCGTCACCTGAGCAGCGGGAAGCGATCAGCGAGGAGAACGATTAACCGTGGCAAGTAAGCGCAGATTAAGGCGCAAGCAATGCGCCGCCAAGAAACGCTATCCCACTATCGAGGATGCGCGCGCAGCTTTGCGTCGCGTCCTTTGTCGAGTCCACCTTTTTCCTGACGAGATCAATATGCTGCATGCTTACGGCTGTGCTCATTGCGGCGGGTTCCATCTCGGCCATCGTCGCAGCAACGCTCCGCATACACGGGCATCACTGCGAGGAGGCGCTTAGCGTGATAATCACGTTCACCGTTCTGGGCGATCCCATCCCGCAGGGCAGCATGAAGGCGCTCAGTAATCGCAACACCGGGCGCACCATGCTGATCAGCGATAATCCGAAATTGAAGGCTTGGCGCGAACTGGTTGCGATCCGCGCGAAGTGCGCGATGGACCGAGCGCCTTTATTTACAGGCGCTCTAAAGCTTTCAGCGGAGTTTCGTTTGCGCCGGTCACTCAGCGTTAAGCGCAGCCAGGTCACGGTAAAACCGGACATCGACAAGCTGGCGCGCGCCGTTTTTGATGCCATGACCGGGGTTGTGTATGTCGATGATGCGCAGGTCATTCACTTGGCGTGCGTGAAAATATACAGCCCGCAGCCGGGCGTCACGATCACAATTGAAGAGCTTTAAAACTCATGGAAAGAAAGGTTTCTTTCCAAAACCGCAACCACCTAACCAGAAAAGAGAATAATTATGAAAACCTTTCGGGCCCGTCAGGGCGATGTATTGTTTACCAAGATCGATGCGCTCCCAAAGGGCGATCGCAAAAAGCGCGAGAATGCGACCGTGGCTTATGGCGAGGTGACTGGCCACAGCCACGCGCTTGCCGTTGCGGATCGAGAACACGCGCAGGTGTTTGAGATCAATGGCGGTCTGTACGTTACTGTTTCCGAGACTGGTGCGATTGGCATCGGCGGTGCCACATTCGTGCATGAGGAGCATGGCGCGGTGACTTTGCCGGCCGGAAACTACCGCGTGGACATTCAGCAGGAGTACACGCCCGAAGGAATTCGCAATGTCCTCGACTAAGAAAATCACTGCTCTCTCAGATGCTCAAATTGCGCAGCTGTCCGTTTATCGCGACAGGTGGCTGTCTGCGGGACTATCCACAGAGCCAGCGGATCGACAGGCCGCGCAGGCCGCGGCTTCGGCGGCGTATATCGCCGCAGGCCTCAAACCACCGGCGCTCTTTGTTTGGCTTGAGTCACCGTTGTGCGGCGCTACATGCGCTGCGCAACTGGCTCAAGTCAGGGATCAAGTCTGGGCTCAAGTCTCGGCTCAAGTCAGGGCTCAAGTCTGGGATCAAGTCAGGGATCAAGTCTCGGATCAAGTCTGGGCTCAAGTCTGGGATCAAGTCTGGGCTCAAGTCAGGGATCAAGTCTCGGATCAAGTCTGGGCTCAAGTCTCGGCTCAAGTCTGGGCTCAAGTCTCGGCTCAAGTCAGGGATCAAGTCAGGGATCAAGTCAGGGATCAAGTCTCGGATCAAGTCTGGGCTCAAGTCAGGGATCAAGTCTCGGATCAAGTCAGGGATCAAGTCTGGGCTCAAGTCTCGGCTCAAGTCTGGGCTCAAGTCTCGGCTCAAGTCAGGGATCAAGTCAGGGATCAAGTCAGGGATCAAGTCTATCGTGCGATCTATGGATCGCACGATAGCGCTTGGCTAGGCTTTTACGCTTATCTTTTGAAAGAATGCGGATTGACATGCTGCGAAAAACTCAAAGGATTGTTTCAGCTTTGTCAGTCATGCGGCTGGTGCTGGCCGTTTGCCAATTTGTGCATTATGACTGATCGGCCAATGCGACTTGAACGTGATGCCGATCACCGACTGCATGCGGCCCATGGCATGGCAATCGAGTATCGAGACGGGTTCGGCATTTACGCCTGGCACGGAGTCCGAGTGCCGACACAATATTATCTTCGCGATCACACAGCGCGCGAGATTCTGGCCGAGCCAAACGCGGAGGTTCGCCGTGCGCTCATTGAGCGTTACGACGAGATCCATGCGACTGAGGAACTGAAAAAAGGCAAGTGGCTGCTTGATGTCGGCGCAAAGGTCATCGACACGGCTATTCAGCCCATGCGCGACGGCAAAGACGGCATCAACGAGCTGCTAGCGATTGAGCTTCCCGAAGATCCAGAAGAACGGATGGTGGCGCTCCGGGTGATTGATCCGAGCACCGGCAGACAATACATCATTCGCGTGCCGCCGGATCAAAAGACGGTGCGCGGGGCGCTGGCATGGACGTTCCGGCTCACCGAACAAGAGTATGTGCTGGCTCAAGAGAGCTAGCACACAAACCACGAAAGGAAAAAGTGAGATGAAGAAATTGATGTTAGTTGCGGTGCTGACGGTGGCATCCGTGAGCGCGTGCAAGAATCCGCCCTGGCCGCAGTTGCCAGATCCGAATTGCGGCGACTGGCCGCCGCCGACGTCGGCGCAGATTGTGAGACAGGTCGCTGTTACCGTGCTCACGGTTGTGCTGCATATTTGAGGGCAAAAACAGAAACGCCGCCAGGCTGGGGAAGCTTGACGGCGTTTCGTGAATCGGCTATGATTCTGTCTGGCGAGACGGTCTCAGTATAGCGGGAAAGGTTCTCTTTCCACAAGTACTCTCCGTCACATTTTTGCGGCATGATTTCGTCCGATATAAAATCGGGCTTTTGAGGAGTGTATTTGTTTGAAGCGCGAGGCAAAAGGCCACACCAAAATGAAGCGGCTCATGCGGAAGATGGATCTTCCGCTATGGCAAGCGATGGGACTCCTAGAGGCGCTTTGGCATCTCACCGCAGCTGAGGCTTGGCGGGGTGATATCGGCAAGCTTTCGGACGAAGATATTGCTCTCGGAATTGACTATCGTGGCGATGAGCGTGAGCTCATAAAAACGCTGATCGAAATCGGCTGGCTGGACCGCTGCAAAGACCGGCGCCTGATCGTGCATGACTGGCACGAACATGCCGATGATGCAGTCAAAAAAAGAGTGGAAAGAGCCGTTAAGGCCGGCGAGGTTGGGTTCTACTTTCCGGTGTCGGATGTCGGGACATGTCCCGACGGCGTCGGGACAAATCGCCAAATGTCCCGACAAAAGCCGGAAATGTCCAGACATGTCCCGACAAAAGGCCAAAACGGCAGCCTACCAGAGCCAGAGCCAGAGCCAGAGCCAGAGCCAGAGCCAGAGCCAGAGCCGCCGCGCGGGCGCGAACCGGCCGCCGAGAAAGCCATCGTGCTCAGCCGCAGCCGCTTCGGCGATTTCTGGGCTGCCTGGTCGGCGATCCGCGGAACGGCATACCAATCAGCAGCTGTGCAGGCGTGGCTCAGTTGCGTGCCCGACGAGCTGGGCAACGAGGCTATCGCCTGCACTGCCAGCTACCTCGCGTCACTGGAAAATCCAGCCAAGGGTTTTAACCCGCAGAATTTCCTCATGCAGCAAGCGCGCGACAAATTCAGAGCCAGGTGGCCGCCGTACAAACCGCCAGCAGGCCGCGCATCGCCAGAGCAAAAAAAAGCGCAGATCGATGAGCATTTCACGCGGATGATGACAGCCCAGCAGGAGCGAGAAGCGAGGAGAAAACGAGCATGAAAATCACAAAGCAGCACTTGGAAGAATCGACAGACCAGATGCAGATGCTGGAGTTTTGGCGAAGTGACCCCGCATTTATCGCGGCGGTGCAGGCGTATCTCGCGAGGATTTGTCCGCATGTCGAGGCGCTGGAATGGCTGACGGCAGCACTGGTGAACCACGTCGGCAAATGGCCTGGGCCGCATGAGGTGCGAGGGTTGCTGTGCACGAGGTACGATGCGGCAGATGGCGTAGATGCTCATTGCTCCGTGCCTGGATTCTCGCCCGCAGACTTCGAGCGCAAGCACATCGAGCGGCATGAAAGCATCATGGGTCGAATACCGACTCACCCGTTTCGCGGTTTGGGCGACATCGGAACCCTGAAGCAACTCTTGCCGGCAGATGACGGCCTGCAGATCAACTACGAGGTGGGCTGCGCGACGTGCGGCGCTTATCCCACCATCGGCGAGACCGAGCAATGTCAGAAATGCGCAGATGAGGCCAGCAAGCCGTCTCGGCCTCAGCGGCGACAGCCAAACCCGCTAGCACCGCATGAACTGCAAATGCTTCGCGCGGAAGCTCAGTCAGACAATCCGGAGACTGCGAGACTGGCGCAAGAGCTGCTTCGCAAGCACGAGGGCCGCGCATGAATCGAGACTGGGCGAAGCGCGACGAATCCGAGCGCATTCAAGAAACGCCGGCCATCGTGCCAACCCTCAACCCGAACGACTGCCTGTTCTGCAACGGCACTCGATTCAGCGGCAAGAAAACAGTGACCTCGCAGAGCGGCCAGGTCTACGAGGTCTTGATCCGCTGCCATTGCTCCCCGCTCACCAATGCCGGACGAAAACGAGCAAAAGCGCAAGGGGAAAAAGCGATGAACAACCCGCTGCAGAAGCGCACTACGGATCAGATTCGCAAAGCCCTGCGCCGAGCCATCCTCGACGGCGGCCACATCGAAGCGGCGATCACCTGCCTAACTCCCAGCGCACTGCGAATCTATGGCGCTGATGACCGGCTCATCGCGACGATTGAGCCAACCGATGCGCAGATGGATGCGGCTTTGGAGTTTTGGCTTCAGCATCAAAACCCGAAATCGGCGCGCAAGCCCAAACGAGAAATCAAACAGCTGCCGAAAGTGCGCGAAGCGCGTGCAATCACAAAGCCGCTGCATCCAGCGAGAGGCAAAAACATCGATTGCGCAGCGGGCAATGCGAAAGCGATCAGGGCGTATGATTCGCAATTCTAAGCGCGCGCTCGATTTGTTTTGCGGCGCAGGAGGCGCAACCAAAGGCTTGCAGAGGGCCGGATTTCACGTCACAGGCATCGATCTTGTGAGACAGCGCCACTATTGCGGCGATGCGTTTATTCAGGGCGACTGTATTGAGTTGCCGGTAGTGTTGCAGCAGTTCGATTTTGTGTGGGCATCACCACCGTGTCAAGCGTGGTCAATTGCATCTGCGCCGCAACGCAAAGCGGGAAAGATTTATTTCGAGTGCATCGCCATCGTGCGTGAAATGCTGATGTCGAGCGGCAAAGCGTACTGCATCGAAAACGTCATGAGGGCGCCAATTCATCGTGATATTTTGCTGTGCGGATCAATGTTTGGTCTGCGCGTGATTCGTCACCGGCGATTTGAAATCTCCTGGCAGCCAACACAGTTATTGCCCGCGTGCAATCATCCAAAATTGCCGATTACGGTTTGCGGCAATGGAACAAACTCGACCTGCCGCAAACGCCGCGTCGAACTGGGATTGGTTCCCGATGTGCCGATTGCTGAGCGCCGCGCAGCCATGGGAATCGACTGGATGAATCGCGAAGAGCTGGCGCAGGCGATTCCTCCGGCGTATTCGGAATATATCGGCAGACAGTTTTTAGGCCTATGATTCGCAATTCTGATTCCCGATTTGCTACGCTGTGAGCATTCACCGGAATGACTCAGACTTTCGCAGATGCGGTTACCCCTCAACAAACCAAGGCGATCTTGGCGCTGGTGAGCGGCATGACCATCAGCGATGCGGCCAAGGACGCAAAATGCGACCGGGCCACAATCCGCCGATGGATTCGCGAAGAGCCGGAATTTCAGCAGGCGCTCACGCAAGCCAAGCGCGACAGCATCGAAGACACCAGAGCGCAGGTGCAAACCCTGACGCCTCTCGCGATCAGAAAAGTTCACGAGATTTTGACTGCGAAACTGTCGAGCCGCTACGTGTCGCCAAACACGCAACTTCGCGCCGCGCTGACTGTGCTTGTCGGTGCCGAAGTCATGGCCGAAGTTGACCGCCGGGTGATGATGGAAAGTGTCGTCGTCCAGTCCAGCAACAGCGCCCGCGAACTCCTCACAAGCGAGCTTGCTCGCCTCGCTGAGCGCGGATCTGCGAGCGGAACTGTTATCGAAACTCACGGAGTCGCAGTGTGAAGAACTTCGCTGGGACTGGCGTTTCTGGGCTCGACCGAACCAGCTCGTGCCGGGCACTCCTGGCGCTCCCAGCGTTCGCTCGGACTGGCTGTACTGGTGCGTCCTCGCCGGCAGAGGCTACGGCAAAACACGGACTGGCGCGGAGACTGTTCGCGAGGAAGCCCGCAACCCATCAGCCCGAATCGCACTCATCGCACGCACCAGCGCCGATGCGCGTGATGTTATGGTGCGCGGCGAGTCTGGCATCATGGCTGTCTGTCCGCCCGATTTTAAGCCGAATTACGAGCCTTCCAAACGCCTGTTAACTTGGCCGAACGGGGCCATCGCAACCACATACTCAGCAGAAGAGCCGGACGTATTGCGCGGCCCTCAGCACACCTTCGGCTGGCTCGATGAGCTGGCGGCTTACAAATATCCAGAAACGTGGGATAACTTTCTGTTCGGCCTTCGTCTCGGCACAAAAGCACGCGCGGTTATCACTACAACGCCGAAGCCGACCGAACTACTAAAAGGCATTCTCAAAGATCCGCTGACAGTAGTCACGCGCGGCAGCAGCTACGAAAATCGCGGTCACTTGGCCGAGTCATTCTGGAACGTCATTCGGAAATACGAAGGAACGCGCATTGGCCGGCAGGAGTTGCTGGCCGAGCTGCTGGACGACGTGCAGGGCGCACTCTGGACGCTCAAACTCATCGACTCATTGCGCGTGGACCGCGGCGACGTGCCGCCACTGGCGCGTGTTGTGATTGCCATTGACCCGGCTGTCACCAGCGGCGAAAACTCGGACGAAACTGGCATCATTGCGATCGGCATCAGCTATCCCGACCGATACAGCAATCAGCATCTCTACGTGCTGGAGGATGCCAGCGGACGATACAAGCCAGTGGAGTGGGCAAAGACGGCACTGCGACTTTTCGTGAAATGGGATGCAGACAAAATCGTGGCCGAAGTGAACAACGGCGGCGACCTGGTGGCAGCGAATATCCACTCGGTTCATGCGATGGTGCCGTTTCGGGCTGTGCGGGCATCGCGAGGCAAGATCCGGCGCGCAGAACCCGTCGCCACGCTGTACGAGCGCGGCCTGGTGCATCATGTCCGCGAGGTGAATGAATTTACCCATCCGGGCCGCGCGATTGCGCAGGCGCACGATACGGGCCACTTAAGCGAGCTGGAAAACCAGATGGTGAATTACGTGCCGGTGGCCGCCAAAGGCGAAACGATCAAGTCGCCCGATCGCATGGATGCGCTGGTGTGGGGTGCTTGGGATCTGGCAATCGAGCCGGAGCTGGCGGGCATCATGAGCGTGGATCCGCACATCAGCATTTCGCCTTACTGATCGCGGAAAATCTTTTTTCGATCATGCCGCAATTTTGTTCATTTTTCGCTTGCAATAGCTACCAGAATCAAATACTATAGAGATGTAGCCGAGAGGTTGCAGCCCAAAGGAGGGGCAAGAGAAATGAAAACATACGAAGTATTCACGAGCATGAGCGGAAACGCGGAATTGTGGAGCGATGATACCTACACGCTGCATTTTGGAGCAGGATTTGACGACGAGTGCGAAAGCACGCCAGAAATGTTGTGGGAGGCCGTCAGCGCGGACAGTCTCAAATTTATTGCGGCATGCGGTGCTTCCGCAAATGATCGCGGCAAAGCTTTGGCGGCACTCGCGGAGGGCTTGGATCGCGGCAGTATTACTCAGGCGGAATACGATCTGCTCACGGATCGCGATTGAGCGGCATCAAAAACAAATCCGGCGGTAAGCGCCCAGGTGCCGGTCGCAAGATCACGGCACCGCGCTGCCATTGCGGCAAGCACTCCATGACCAAGGCGGTGGCGCAGCGGTTGCGCTGCCGGAATGCCCCGCCGCCCGTGACCGCATCTGCGGCATGATACCCTAGCGCTGATGCGCCGAGTCTTCGTTTCCGGTTGTTTCGACGTGCTCCACCAGGGGCACGTCTCTTTTTTGCGCGACGCGAAAGCCCTGGGCGACGATCTCACGGTGTGCATTGCCACGGACGAGGTCTACCAGCTGGCCAAGGGGAGGAAGCCAATCATGCCCTTCGCGTCGCGTATTGCCGTCATGCGCGCCTGCAGGTATGTCGATGCTGTGTTTTATTCCACGTCGCTGGATCCAGTCTTGGATTTCTCGGGAATTTTTGAGGCGACACGTCCACATGTGCTTGCCGTGACCGACGATGACCGGCACATCGAAAGCAAACAAAAACTGTGCGCGGAAGTGGGCTGCCAGTTAGTCGTGTTGCCGAAATCTCATCACGACGGAACCAGCTCATCCAGCATCGCGCGAGCGGCGAAAGGCAAAAGCAAAGTACCACTGCGCGTGGACTTCGCTGGCGGCTGGCTCGATGTTCCGCGATTCGCGCGGCCTGGCGGGTACATCGTCAATTGCGCGATAGAGCCGATGGTGTCTCTGGATGACTGGTCTTACGAGATTGGCGGTGGCCTCGGCGGAAGCGCGGCCAAGGCGATCTTGGATCTGCGGGACGGCGTGACATCGGAGCTGGCGGCTGGCGTGGGTTGGCAGGATGCCGCCGTGATCGAGGAGACAGGATTGTGTGTCTGGCGCTCGGGCGCGAAGCCAATCCTGCAAAAAAAATACAACCCCGATTTTTTGCGCGGAAGGATGCTTTTGTATTGGACGGGCAAACCGCATGTGTGCGCAGAGCTGGCAGACCAGCCGCGCGATTACAGCAGCATCATCAGGATTTCGCAAAAAGCGGCAGAGTTGGATTTGCCCGAAAGCATGGAGCTTAGCTATGTACTCCAGCTCGCCGAGGGTATGGAGCCGATTCCGCGTTTGGGTGATGAGGAAGCGAAAAAGTACTGCGGAGGTGGGTGGGGCGGTTACGCGCTGTATCTTTATGCCAGCGAAAAAGAGAGAGATGCGGCACATGCAGCCAACCCGAAAACGATCTGCATTGAGCCCTACTTGCGCTCATAATTGCGGCATGATATATTCTTGCCATGCTTAGCTGCACTTACTCAAACCAAGAATGCGAATCTGATGAAACAGTCGAGCGCTGCTTCGACTGTCGTGAGCCTGTGTGCCAAGCACACAGCACTGAAATCGATCTGGACACCACCGGCAAAGGGCACAAGCATTTTGTGCGCGTCTGCGCCGAGTGTCTGGATAAGCGTTATCTCGCGGAACAAGAGCACACTCCGATCAATCCAGCTGCTATCCGGCAGCTGATGAACCCGGCGATGTTCGGAGGTGAATGGCTGTGATTGTCAAATTCCCACACATCAGTCCACGTCCCACAGAGGCCCAGCTCGACGACTGGGAAACGCTGCATACCGGCACACAGGAAGATGTCATGACCGTGGCGCTGCATCAGCTTGCCGAATCCACGCGACTGCGCGATCAGCGCAATTTCTTCGTGATCCTAACGTCGATGGGCTGGACGATTGCCATCGCGTTTATAGTGTGGTGGCTCTTTCTCGGCGGTGAGCAGTCATGCCGGTGAAAGAAAAGCAGCCCAAGGTAGGTGTTTTGCTGCTGACCACGGATGGCCGATCTCAGTATCTGGAGCGTGCTTTGCGCTGCCTCGAAGCGCAGACCTACAAACACACCGACTTGATAGTGGTGGATAGCTCGCGTTACAACCGGATTGGTCCCACACGCAGCATAGGCGCTCTGCGGAACATGGGTGCAAAGGCAGCTGTCGAGATGAAATGCGATGTCATCGTTCATTGGGACGACGACGACTATTCATTTCCTGGCCGCATCGAGCGGCAGCTAGAGCAACTGAAGCCAGTTCACGCGGTAGGCTGGCGTGAGCTGGCATTCTGGGACAGCACCCGCCAGCAAAGCTTTAGGTATTTTTCTGGGTCGCCGCGCTACGCTTGCGGGACATCGCTCTGCTATCGCGCCGAGGAATGGCAGAAGAATCCATTTCCCGATCTTCAGGTGGGCGAGGATGCCGCCTGGTGCGCAAAGGTTAAACCCTACGGCATGCTCAATAGCTACGAGTTTCTGATTGCCGAGATCCACGGCAGCAACACGAGCAGTCACGTTGATCCGAACGCAGAGGAGTGGACGCGCACACCGAGCAGAGATGCGCACCTGGCGAAGGTGATGGCGCTGTGAGCGTGCTCTGCGATTACTGCCAAGCCGAAGCCGTGCTGGTGGACAGCGCCGAGGTCTACCACGGCAAATCGTACGGCATGATCTGGTTGTGCCGGCCTTGCCAAGCCTGGGTGAGCGCGAACACGCATCTGGACAATCAACCGAACGGCCGGCTGGCGAAGGCCGATCTGCGCGCAGCCAAACGCAAGCTCAAGACACTGGTGGAAGCGTTCGTAAAAGCTTACAGCATCATGCCTGCGCAGGTGATGGACGCCAAGCAACTCGGACAGATGGACGTGTACGATTGCAATGAGTTGATTCTGGTGGTGGAAAGGATGAAGGCCGAGCAGGAGTCGGCTTTCGAGATCGTATGAAGGCACTGAAGAACATCTGGCGTGCGTACCGGGCGCTGCTGCGCGAAGCCAAGCGCGAAGATAACCGTGCGGAAATGGGGATTTGGTAATGCCAAACGTCTGGTTAGCAATTCCCTCAGCGCGACCGGCAAACGAAGTAGACGCCACGCTCGATCACTGGCGCATGCAAGGCTATCAGATCGCCCTCTATCTCGATGCCGACCGCGAAGGGCAGGTAGTTCCACAAGCCGATGTCCAGATGTTCGGCGAATACGAAGGCTACGCCAAAGCCTGCAATCTGCTGGTGAAGTATCTCATCGAGCACGATCCTGACGCGCAGTGGTTCGTGTGCGCCGGTGATGACACGCTGCCTGATCCGAGCAAGACAGCGGAAGAGATCGCGGCTGAATGCGAGGAGCACTTTGGCGGCACATTCGGGGTCTTGCAGTGCACTGGCCATCGATGGGGAGAGAACGAAGCCTGGGCGCGACAGATGCACCCTGACGCGGCGGCATACATAGACCGCATCTGTGGCTCACCATTTATTGGTCGAGAGTTTGCACGTCGCGCATATCAAGGCTTCGGGCCTTGGTGGCCTGAGTTCCCACACATGTTCGCGGACGAGCACCTTCAGAACGTTGCCAACAAACTGGGCATCTTGTGGCAGCGCCGCGACCTCACGCACTTCCATAATCACTGGGGATTGACCGGCGATGCGAGCAGGATGCCTGCCTTTCTCGCGAAGGCCAATACGCCGGAACACTGGTCTGAAAGCAAAGCTATCTTTGATCGGCTGAAGGCCGGCGGTTTCAAAGAAGCGGAGGACTTGTTACCCGCATGAGTGACCAGCGCGTTCTGATCGCAAGCGTGGCGTACCACGGCTGGTACCATCGCGGGATTTCTCGAATGATAGAAGGCTTTCAGGAGCACTGCCCGGGCTATGAGCTGCATGCCTGGGTCAACGTTCTCCCGCCTGGCGCACCCAAGATCGTCACAGACGGCAAAGCAGATTACACAGCCTACACAGCGAAGCCCTTCGCGCTGAAAGAGTGCATGGACGACGGCGCGACAATTGCGATTCTGCTGGACGCGGCCTTCTACCCGGTGCGCGATATCTTCCCGCTTGTGGATCACATCGCGCAGCATGGCTACTACCTGTGTGACAACGGGTGGAAGGTGGGACAGTGGTCCACCGATCAGTGTTTGCTCGACCTCGGTGTGACGCGAGACGAAGCGATGCAGATGCAGGAGTGCTCCAGCTATTGCGTCGGCCTCAACTTCGCGAACAAGAGCGTGCATTGCAAGGCTCTCCTCGAGGCATGGTGCGAGATGGCGAAGCAGCAGCGTGCTTTCGTGGGGCCGCACACAAACAACTGGGGCAATATGTCGCGCAAGGCCGACCGGAATCCCGGCTTTGTTTCGAGTGACCAGCGAGTGCGTGGCCACAGGCACGATCAGAGTGTGTTGAGCATCCTGGCGCACAAGTTTGGCATGACTAATTTTACGGCTCGACCGCTGTTCACGACCTACAAGGCCGGCGCGACGGCAGAAACGGTTTTGGTGAATGATGGAATCAGCGGGTGATACTTCGCAATACGCAGAAGGCGCGTTTATCCGCGATCACTTCGCCGGCAAACTGGGTGCGTTTCTCGACATCGGAGCGGCTGATGGCATCATCAACAGCAACACGCGCATGCTGGCTGATGCCGGGTGGGCCGGTGTGCTTGTCGAGCCTGCGCCGCAGATGTTCTGCCAGCTCATGAAGAACTATCAGGACTATCCCTGGATACGCCTGGTCAACGCGGCAGTGGGCAAGAATGCGGCCGTGCAGACGCTCTGGGTGAACACGCCTGATGCGGTAACTGTCGATCAGCTCAGCACGCTCGACCTGGAGAACAAACGCAAATGGCAGGCAAGCGGCTACCCGTTCCGCGAGATTTACGCGCCGGTGGTGACGTGGAAGGATCTGCTGATCGGCATCAATCAGTGGGTATTCGATTTTGTCAATATCGATGTGGAAGGAATCAATGCGCAAGTGCTTGCCGCCATGCCGATCCGACCGAAGATGATATGCGTGGAGGCGGATCCCGTGCAACTGGTGACTGACATCGTTGCGCGGTTTTACCCTAACACGAAGACAATCGGCGGCAACGTGCTGGGGTGGCTATGATCTACCGATCAAACCTGACATGTCCTGATCTGTCGTCATATTTCAAACTGAAAGATCCGCCGCTTCAACAGTGCGGCCACGATGCTCCGAGCGATCCTGACTTTGAGCCAGAATGCGGCTATTGGACACACGACGAGGCGGCGATCCTGTTCAACGTGGCAACGCAGGTGCAGGGCTGCTGGATCGACGTGGGCGCGAGATTCGGATGGACTGGTATGCACTTAGCAGTTGCAGGATGTGATCCAATTCTTGTCGATCCACATTTCGCCAATCTCATGCGTGTTAACCGAATGGCTGAGAACTGGCACAGGCGCTTTACTGAATTGCCAGACTTTTCATGGGCACTCTTCGCACACGCCGACTTTGGAAACATTCTGCCTTACGGAGCAGTCATCGACGGCTGCCACAGTGAACCGGCTCCGCTGGAAGACGCAATGAAAGCGATGTCGCTGGGCGCGCAAGTGATTCTCTTTCACGACACTTGGGGCAAGCCCGTTCATGACGGCATCAATTACCTGATCGACGCTGGCTATCATTGCCGCATGTACGACACGCCCAACGGAGTCGCGCTTTGCTGGAGTGATGAACTTCATCGATTCAGGCCGCCGTTTCATGTGGCCGATCCGGCAATCGAATGGTCCTGGAAACGCAAGTGCAGCGGCTTTGACTACAGCAGGTGCGTGTGATAGACGGCTACCTCGGAGATTGTGGCTACCAATGCCGACTAGAGCAGGTTCGCGAGTATGCCGTCTACGCTTTCGCTGTGCTCTTGGTGGCGCTCAACGTGTGGCTGTGGCTCAAGGCTGGCCGCCAGCGCAAAGAGCATCGCGATAACGTAGACATTCGACGCTGCATCACACGCGAGGGCAAAGGGCCTGACCGGAGACCGCGAGTATGAGCAACAGTGTTCAAGGAGTTCTGGCCGGCTCACCGGCCACGAGCTAGAAAGGAGAACCGTACAGTGGATAAATACTCAGATCAGATTGTGATGGCTTATCGGATCGCTTGCGCGTTGTGGGCGATCTTGGCGGTGTGGAAGCTTGTGGAAGCGGGCAGACGCTTTCAGGCCTGGTGGATTGAGCAGAATCGCGAGCAGGTTGTGGACGGCGTGACGATGTGCGGGAGGCATGCGGAATGAAGCTTGTGGGCCTGATGCCGTGCCGAAACGAATCGTGGATCCTCGGCTTCAGCTTGCGCGCGGCGCTGCGCTGGTGCGATGCCGTTTGCGTGCTCGATCATTGCTCGACTGACAACAGCCGCGAGATCATCCACCAGGTGGCAACCGAATGCCCTGGCCGAGTAATGTTTACCCGCGAAGATAATCCGATCTGGGAAGAGATGCGTCATCGTCAGAGCCTGCTGACAGCCGCGCGCGCGCTGGGCGCAACACACATCGCGCTGATTGATGCTGACGAGATCCTGACGGCTAACATGCTGAGCAGCGTGCGCCTGGTGGCCGAGCGCCTGGGGCTGTCGCAGATGCTGGACATGCCGTGGATCTGCCTCAGCAATCCGCTGTACGTTGGCAATCGCGGCTATTACTCATCCGGCATGTGGGCGCATCAGCGAGTCTCGACCGCGTTCAAGGACGATTCGCGCTACCACTGGGTCGCAAACAACGGTTATGACTTTCACCACCGCGCACCCTACGGGACAAACTGGCGCTCGGTGCCGGCCTTCCCCGGCGGCGGATTGATGCACCTGCAATTTGCTTCGCGCCGACGCCTGCTGGCAAAGCAATATCTGTACCAGCTCACGGAGCGCCTCAGATGGCCCGAGCGCGAACCTCCCCGAGTGATGGCCGCCAAGTACATTCAGACGGTCACGGAAGCCGTGCATGCGCAAACGCAGCCATGTCCGATGGACTGGTGGGAAGGCTACGAAGATCTGATGCAGTATCTCGATGTGGATGCCGAGCCGTGGCAGGAAGCAGAGTGTCGAGAGATACTGGCGGAGAATCCCGGCATCGAGCAGGGCTTGAATGATTTCGGATTATTCGCTAAGATTTAAGGCAAGCAACACCAATCCTGAGAGTGAAGGCAGCAGCGCCGTTGAGACCGGGCATTCTCAGCGGCGCTTTTATTTTTTGCGCTACGATAGCCGCATGAGTGAGCTTCATTCTCCCAACGGCTTTAATCCAGATGGCAGTATCGCGGGTGATTATCTTGCCGCTGGCAGAAATCCAAACCTGCCGAGGCAAACCATGGAAGAGATCGAAGGTCATCTCGAAAATGCGCTGATGAAGCCCTGGCGCACCAATCCCGAACCGAAAGCAGATAAAAAGTGAACGCAGTCCAGCGTTTTGCTGTTCGTCTCGCCGCCCGCATCGCTCCGCCGCTCGGCAACGTCCTGCGCATGACGGGCGGCACGGTGGACAAACTGCAAGAACAAGTCACGCTCTATCGCGAACGCGAACAGCAGCGCAACGAGGAAGCAGCCGAACTGAAAGGCGAGCTAATCGAAGCAGCGGGATTGGCTGGCACCGGGCCGTGGCTGGGCAGCGGGCAGCAAAGCCAAAACTTTTCGGTAAGCGAATCAGCGCCGAAGCATCTGCATCGCGTCAAAGAGCGCCTGGCGGAACTGGAGCTGGCGCTCGAAGACCGAGGCTGGCAAAGACAACTCGCTGTCGCGTCCACCGAATTCTCGCGCTATGGGATTCAGCAGATCATGCTGATTTCGCGCCTCTACTTCATCAAGAATCCGCTCATCCGGCGCGGCGTCAAAATCTCTGCCATGTACGTGTTTGGGCGCGGCATTGAGATTTCGTCCGAAGACACAAAAGCCAACGACGTGATTCAGGACTTCCTCAAGAATCCGGCCAACATGGCGGAGTGGTCGCACAGCGGCATGGTGCAGAAAGAAGAGACGAAGTGGACTGATGGAAATCTTTTCGTGGCTTTGTTCACTGATCCGGCAAGCGGTGCTGTCACGACGCGCACAATCGACGCGCTCGAAGTCGAGGAGATTATCACTGATCCTGACGACTCCAGTGTTCCGTGGTATTACAAGCGGCGGTGGATGTCGAATGAATTCGACACAGCGACCGGCGTCACGATGCCGCAGATGCGCGTTGCCTGGTACGTGGCGCTCGATTACGTTCCACCGACGAAGCTGACGACGATCAAGAACGAGCCGGTGATGATGGCGAACGGGCAGTACATTCCGGTGCTGCACGTCAAATGCGGCGGTTTGGTGAAGTGGCACTTCGGCTGCCCCAAGGTCTACAGCATTTTGGACTGGGCGCGAGCTTACAAAAAACTCATGGAGAACTGGTGCACCATCACGGCGGCGCTCGCACGATTCTCCTGGGCGGTGGAAACGCAGGGCGGTGCGCCCGCGCTCGCAAACCTGAAAGCATCGCTGGCGACGACGCTGGCAAATGACGGCACGAGTATCGAACAGAACCCGCCGCCGGTGACTGGCTCGGCTTTCATCTCAGGTCCTGGCACGAAGATTACGCCGATGAAAACGGCAGGCGCGCAGACCAGTCCGGAGGAAGGCAGACGCATTCTCCTGATGGTGGCCGCGGGCTTCGGACTTCCGGAAACTTTCTTTGGCGATGCATCGACCGGAAGCTTGGCAACGGCACAAAGTCTTGATCGGCCGACGGAGCTGCAATTTCTGCAAGAGCAGGAAGCCTGGCGTGAGTTTTTCCAGCGCTTGTTTCGCTACGTGCTGATGCAGAGCGCCGTCTCAGCCGGCGGCAAACTCAAAGAGGCGAAGAAGCAGCCGCAGGACATCACGATCAAGGTCGAGTTTCCGTCTGTGCTGGAGCACGATCAGTTGCAGGCGATTCAGTCTATCGTCGAGGCTATGACGCTGGGCAACAAGGGCGGCCAGGTCACCGGCATCGACGAGAAGGTGGGCGTGGGGCTTTTGTTCAAGGAGCTGGGGGTGGAAGATCCGCAGCCAATCTTGAACGCCATGTACCCGGAGGCTGAGTACGAACAGCTCATTGACCGGACGCAGCAGGAAGAGCAGCAAGCGCCTGTGGTTCCTTTGACGCCTGACGGCAAGCCAGTCGTGATGCCGGGTCAGCCTCAACCGGGCCAGCAGCAAGCACCTGCACCAGCGCCGAAACCGAAGGCCAAGAAAACCGCTAGTGAAGCGCAGATCCAGGAGGCGGTTCAGCTTGTAAAGAAAGCCATCAAGCGCCTGAACGAATCGAAGCTTTTTCCGACCCATGACGCCTGAGCAGGAACTCGCAGAAGCAACGCTGAAGCTGGCGAAGCTCATCGAGCACAAGCTCACGCGCAAGCGGCTTTCGGTCGATGATGATGCTCACGATCTTGCCGAGGCGAAAGGCGAATACTACTACGAGCTGGAACCGTACAAGCGCTGGGTGCTGGGTGATGGTGGCCGCGCGGGAAACTGTGATCTATGCGTCGAGAATGCGGATGAAGGCTGGATACCGGAAGAGTCCACCTGGCCAAATGCTGATGACGTTCCTTGCCACCCGAATTGCACTTGCGAGGTCGAGCGAAAAGAAAGACGCGTGCGCTACTCTTATTTCGACAAAGATTAGGTTACAATTGCGGCATGACTTGCGCCGATATCGAAATCAGCGAACACAAGGAAACGCCAGAAGCCGCCGCGATCAGACGAGCATATTCCACTCTCGGATTTATAGTCGCTTGGTCGAATACAAGCTTTGCAGCCGGAGAAGTCTTGCCATTGGGGTTGTTTGATGAACGCAATCCATTCAATGATGCGCTGAGACCGACCAGATGGAGAGCCATCGGTCGAGCATCGGCCACTGAAATTAAAGAGTATCTTCGACTGCGCGGCATGGGGCAGTTTCATCCCACGATTGCAAACCCGTTGTTTTGGAAGCTGGAGGCTATTGACTAAAATGAATCGTAAAAAATTCTTTGCGGCGATATTTGGGTTCGGTGCGATGAGACTCTCGGCGCAATCAACGACAACCGGCCAAGCACCTTCGGTGACGCGCATCCAGCCATCCCAGATCGTGATTCCGCAATCAGCGACCGGTTGGGCGCTGATTGGCGTCGGGCCGGGGACATCGCTGAGCGCCGGCCAGGTTCTCGCGCTTGGCAGCAATCTGAGCGTGAGCAATAATGTGCTGAACGTCACAGCGCCCAATGCCACACTGCCGACATTCGTAACCGGCGAAGTGCATCAGGTGACAGCGGCGCAGCCGACATTCACGCTGGCGAAGTCTACTGCGAACGCTTCCACTGTGGCCGTGTTTCGCAACGGCTTGCGCCAAGCGCTCACGGTTGATTACACTGTCGCCGGCAACGTAGTCACATTCACTTCGGCTTCCACGCCAGGCGCTGACGAGATTGTTTCATTCGACTATCAGGCATGAGCAGTAACCATCCGTTCCTGGTGCTGTCAATCTTGGGCTCGCTCGCGATGAGCCTCCTGGCGCAGACACATCTACGATCTTCGCAAGTGATACCAATGACAGCGCCGCTGGTGCCGGGGTTGGGAACGACGCTGCAAATAAACGCGGACGGCAGCGGCCAGGTGAACGTGTCGCGCCCGGTGCGCACGATCACGGCAGCGGGGCCGATTCTGGTTTCGGACTGCCATAGCTTTGTGATTACCAGCGGGTTAAACGTAGCGCTGCCTACGTCGGCCGTCCCGGGCTTTGCGAACGGCTGCGAGGTTTTCATTCGCAATACGGGCGCGGCGATCATGCTGAGCGGCGGGCTGTCTCGGCCGGTGGCGCAGAACGTGACGTGCTCGCTGGATTTCGACGGAACGAACTGGCAAATCGAGAACTGCTGACATGGATCGCCCACGCACACTGTTAAAATTGCAGCAGGAAAAAGCGGAATTAGCTCTGCGAAGAGCGAGACGCTGGAAGTTGACAGCCGAACAAAAGTTCGAGAAAAACTACGATCGGGAAACCAGAAAGCGCGATGAGCGCGGATTACGCGCACTGGTGAGAAGAGTCAATCGCATTGAAAAAGAATATGCTCAGGAATTGGCGTTCACTCGGCTGCACAGCATTCCTACATCGTGGCGCATGGTGGAACAATCACTGATTCTGTTCGGGCCAGCTGCGCGTTCCTGGCGACTGGGACAAACAGGAACAATCTCCCCGCGCAAGCCATGGTCTTATCCTGATTCGCCAAGGCATCGGTGAAACGACCGCGCGAGAAAAACCTGCCAAGTGCGCATGTGGCTATCCGCGCAGGCGCGATGAAGACATTTGTTTCCGATGCCGCCAACTGAGATATCGTAAAGCATGGCTAACGAAACTCAGAAACAACTTCCAAAGGATGGCTGGGGCGTTGCGCCAGCACTCATCAATGAACCCGTAGACCACTACTACGTGGACGGCGTGGCCGTCGCGCAGATCGTCCCGCATCACGGCGGATATCAGCCCTACACCATTTCCGGCGCGCACCATTTATTCCTCGGCAGCGGGCGCGTGACGCTGGGGCCGGCGGTCAACACGTTCGAGGAGGCGCAGGCCGTCGTCGAGACGTGGATCGAGGAGTACAAGGCCCAGAAAGAACAGGAAGCGGCAGCCAAGAAATGCTCACCGGCTACCACAAAGCGGACTAATCCAAAGCCGCCGCCGCCTCCGACCGAGCCGGTGGATTCGGATAAGAAGAAATAAGCCGTTTGTAAAGCAGCACGATCGAGAACATCAAAATCACATAGGCCCAGCGTGCTAAGGCGCGTCTGGGCCATGTTGCGTTATACCAGGGCGATGTGAAGCTGAAAACAGAGTGGAGCATCATCCAGGCGGTCTGAAGCACCAGGTTGCGAGCGGCAAAGCGATCCGCGCTGAACACGCCGCAGGCATTGGCAATCGAGATACAAAAGCACACGAGCGCCGCCGTCGCCGTCAGCAGTGTGCGCGTACCGAGATAGCCAGTCGTCAGAGCATCCGGGCCAAACGCGCGAACGGTCAGAATCGTCATTAGCACGCTGAGCGCCGCTTTGACATCCGACCGATTACCGAGACATCGCCAGCATGCCTCCATCGGAGGCAGCACGCGAACAAACAAAGCGATGGACGTGATGATGCGCCAGTGAATTGCGGTGTCATAGGCGATGTTGTAAATCGTGGAGAATGCGCACGCGATCAGCAGCAGCGGCACATCTTTGCGTCTGGGTGTCCTGAGCAGGAGAAGGAAGAGCAACGCGTACCCGGCGGCCGCCAGCCCGTTCTGCACGCTGGTTTCCATCTCTATTGCGTTCCGATGCAACTCAGACTAGTGTAGGAGGTGAGATGCCTGAATTTTCACCAAAGATTGATTTTGGCCATGTGCTTACGATAGGAATTTTACTGGTAAGCATTGGGATTGCTTGGGGAAATCTCTCGGGATTGAAAGAAGGCCAAGCAACGCAGGCGCAGCAAACGAAAGATGGTCTTGCTTCCACCAATCAGTCCATCAAGGAAGTTTCGGACAAAGTTGGCGAAGTGAAAGACCTCTATTTGCAACTCGACGGGCGCATGCGATCAGTGGAAAGACAGGTCTATCGCCAGCCTGGCTATGTAATTCCCGAAGATCCGGCTATTCACAAGAACAAACCTGGCAGCGGCCAGCAGAACTAACGCCGCAGCAGCGCGATGACGGCAGTCACAATACCGATAGCGCCTATCAGATACCCATCCCGCATTCAGACCCAGACCGCGGGCTTCGATGCGATCCACGCGCGAGGCGTTGACGCCAATGTCTTTTGCTAGCGCTGCCATCTGAGCAGCGATTTCCTCTCGGCTCACAAAGCGGCCAGCTTGATCCGTGAGCGTTTGCCGAAACTCGTTGACACTGGCAAATCTGGCATTGCTGGCATGCTCCGCTTTATCGATCGCTTTTTCGGACGCTTCCAGCGCGGCTGTCGCGCGGCGCTCAACGGCAGTGATTGCCCCGCTGAGTGTCTCTATGCGAGCCTCTACTAATTCCTTCAGCGTGTCCACGTCCCACGGCATACCTGTGATGCTACTCGATCTGAGAGACAATCCGCTGCGCCTGCTCGATTGTGATGTAGCCATGCAGCTTGGCGAACGCCATAATCGCCTCACGCCGGAACTGCTCTCGACCGCGGCGAACGAACATCAGCGGAGTCTCTTCGCGGCGCGTTCGGTCGTACCGATTGCGGCAGGAACGGCACATACTCTGGCCGTCTAAGGTTTCAGATTGTCCGCATTTGCAGAGAGCCATGAATTGAAAAGTTGCGCCAACCTACTAGCTAATTCTACGTGAATGCCCTTAGCGTAGGGGAAATGGCACTTCGCGAGGCGTTTCTCAAGCTGGCTGAAAAATTGCAGGAAGCAGCCGACGCCGAACTTTCCCATAACGATCTTCACAAGCGTCTTTCTGACGCCTGCGACAGCAACGGATGCTCACTGATGGACTGCATCGGTGATGGGAAATCAGGCGATGCGATTGTCTATCACCAAGGGCAAACCAAGAAAGTTCCCTACTCGATGGACACTGTGAATGGGAAGAGCACGGCGACGCTCGACATGGACAGCGCCTCACCTGTGCAGAGCCGCACCACTTACGAAGATCAGCCCGACGAAGACGATTACTACGCTTCGATGGAAAGCGATCGCAAGCGAGACAAAATCTACACGGCGCTTCCCATCTACGAGCGCATGATATCCAAGGCCGAACGCGATTCAGCGGATGCCAGCAGCTTCGCCGGTAAAGGCAAGTCGTACCCCATTCTCAAGCCGGAAGATGTGCAGGCGGCGGTTCATGCGATGGGCCGTGCCGGATCGAACAATGTCGGGACATCGACGCTGAAGGCCAATATCATCCGCATCGCGAAGGCGAAAGGCTGGGCAAGCAAGCTGCCGTCGTCCTGGCAGGATTCTTCGGACGACTCCAAGGAAAGCAATTTTCGCGCAGGCTCACCTGTCGGCAACACGAAGTTAGTAGAATCCGCGGTTCAGTTTGTCGGCGCTGTGAAGCTGAGCGAAGCGCGAACCGATTATCCGGTCAAGCTGATCGCACCGGGCAAAGGGTCGAGCGCCTACTATCCTGCTGAGGTTCTGAAACGCGACGGGCCAAACGTGTTCAAGGCTGGCACTCACATGTACTGGAACCATGCGACCGACATGGAAGAGGCGCAGCGACCGGAAGGCGATCTGAATAATTTGGCGGGCGTGCTGACCTCCAACGCTTACTACGACGAGGCTGGCAAAGCGGGGCCTGGCCTGTATGCACGCGCCAAAGTGTTTGGCGACAAGGCTGCTCAGCTCGAAGAAATGGCTCCTCACATCGGGCTCTCGATTCGCGCCAGCGGCAATGCCGAAAAGGGCAAGATGCAGGAAGGCCGGCCTGTCCTGAAAGAAATGGTGTTTGCCGACAGCGTGGACTTTGTCACACGAGCCGGTGCTGGCGGCCAAGTGGTTTTAACTGAATCGGCACGCCGATCAGAATTCAATGAAGGAGACGCTGACGAAATGGACTCAGCCGAAATCAGGAAATTGCAGGAGTCGGTGAAGAAGTCAAATCAGCGGCTCGCTCTCTTTGAAGCGCGTGACACGGTGGACCGCGAACTGGGCAAGATTCAGCTTGCGGATGCGGCCAAGGATCGGGTTCGCGAACGCTGCGTCCGCATGGCACCTGTGAATGCAGACGGCATACTCGACGAAGCCAAGCTTGTCGCTCTTGTCATCGCCGAAGCCAAAGAAGAAGGCGAGTACATAAAGAAACTCGGCGGCGGCAAAGTCGTTTTCGGAATGGGAACCGCACCGATCACCGAGGCCGTTGACCCGAAAGCGTTTGACGCTGAGTTTGAATCGATGGCCAACGATCTGGCCGCGGAACTAGGAATCAAAGAAGCAAGCCGCAAACTGTTCGCGGTCGGAGGGACTGCTTAATCCATGGCACTCAATAAAGCACTCGAACGCGGCAACGCGATCACGATGGCGGCTCCCGCCGCAGCCAACGGCGGCATCGGACCGCTGGCCGGCGACCCGCTGCTAGTGGGCTCCACTGTCGTCGGCGGCCTTCTCGGCGGCATGGCTGGCGTGGCGCAGACGAGCTACACTCCTCCGACGCGCGTGGCAGACGGTTTCATCTCGATTGATTTCGAGGGTGCCTATTTTCTGACCGTGACTGCTAAGTCTTCGCTGTCGCCTTCGACCGGCAAAGCGATTAATCCGGGCGACAAAGTTTTTGTGGACGGCGGCACGCTTGACACCGTGACTGGCATGACCTACGGATTTACGCTGGACGCCAATACGGGCGGCGCATATTTTGGCAACGCTCTCGATGCGCTGGCATCCGGCGCTACTGGCGTCATTCGGGTGCGCCTGAAAGTGACGGGCTAAGGAGATTTTATGAGATTCGCAGAAATGATGGACCCGAAGAACGCGGGCGCTGTCCTCGAGATGATGACCAGCGACGGCGGCCGGCCTGTTCGCACAAGTCAAAGCATGGCGTATCGCTCTCAGCTGCGCGAGGCGATGGCGCTGTACACGAACGTCCTCCGCGGCAACCGTTACGCTGCTCTGAGATTTTCGGAAGCCATGACCACTTCCGATTTTCCGAATTTGTTCGGAGACATTCTCAATCGTCAGGTGGTCTCGGCGTATCAGGAGGTGCCGTACACCTGGTCGATGTATGCCAAGCGCGGCACGCTGAATGATTTTCGCCAAGCGAAACGCTTCCGCATTGACGGCGCTACCGGCACACTTGATGGTCCTTTCGTTGCGGGCTCACTGACACCTTCGACACAGCGCGGCGGATCGTCCGCGACTGGTATTGAGCAGGTCACACAGTACCCGGAAGCGCCGATCCGCGACGGGCTGCTGGGCGTCGTCCAGCTCTACAAGTATGGCCGCCGCATCCCGTTTGCCTGGGAGACGATGATCAACGATGATCTCGATGCGCTGAAAGACGCACCGGCACGCCTGGGACGCGCGGCACGCCGCACCGAAGAGCGCAAGGTCACGGAACTTTACATGACCAGCGCCGGGCCCAATACCAGCTTTTTCAACACGGCGAATAAGAACGTGGTGACGGGCGCTGTCGGCGGCACAACAGTTGTTCCGATCGATAACCCGCATCTGAGCATCGACGCTCTCCAGCAGGCTCTCATCATCATGATGAATCAAGTGGATCAAGACGGCGAACCGATCAGCATTGAGGCTGTGACGCTTGTTGTTCCGCCCGCGCTCAAAGTCGTCGCCATGAACATCCTGCACGCGGCGCAGATCGTCGCGAACGCGCAGGGCGGCACTGTCGGACTCTACGGCAGCGGCGCAACACAGAGTGCTTACAACGGAACTCGTCTCTTGACGGACAACTGGGCGAAGAATATCGTTTCTCTCGCGGTCAACTACTACGCACCGATCATCAACACGACGACCGGCAACAGTGCGTGGTATCTGTTTGCGGATCCAAACAACGGACGCCCGGCGATTGAGTTTGATTTCCTGCGCGGTCATGAGCAGCCGGAGCTGTTCATGAAGCTGCCCAACCAAGTCGCCATTGGTGAAGGCGGATTTGGTCCTGGCAACGCGCCCATGAGCGGAACGAGCAACACGAACCCGCTCGAAGGAGATTTTGATACGGATTCGATCCATTACAAAGTCCGTCATTGCTTAGGCGGCACGTTGCTCGATCCGATCTGCGCTGTGGCCTCAACAGGCGTCGGGTAAAAAGCACGGAAGTAGACGCGAAGTACGGGCGGGCGCTGTGATGAGTGGATCTCGCAGCGCCTTTCTTTTTTGGATTATGAATGGCGTTAACACAAATCATCGACACCTGGTACCTGGCGGACGGATCGCTGCTGAACGCAACGTGCGTCGCCACACCGATTTCGAGCACGCCTGGCGGCATCGTGTATGCGGAGACAAAAAGCATTGCGCAGCCTCCGTGCACCTTCTACGTCAACGGCGGATTACTCAACGTGTCGTTGCAGGCCAACGACCTGGCGCAGCCTGCCGGGACCACTTACTCAGTTTTCATTTATTGCGGGCGCCAAACCTCATGGACGGAAACGTGGACCGTGCCGACATCGACAGCGCCCCTGTCTTTGGCCGCGGTGCGCGGCCTGGCGCAATCACTGAGACGGGCGGCCTACTTCCCTTCCTCGCTGTCCTGGCTGCTTCCTGCGTCGGTCTACGGGACATCGGCGCTCATTCCGATCGTCCTCACTTACGATCAGAGCGGCAACCCGGTTTTCGGCAACGTGCAGCGAACTTTGGCGACGGGCGACACCACCGTATCGTGGGCTGTGGCGCAGCAGGGTGTGGCGGAAGTGCTGCTGACACCGAAGCAGTATTCGCAGGCCATCACGAACCAGACCAGCGTCACCATCACCGCCGCGCAGGCCGGGCTGACAAATCTCGTGGGGGTCGTCGTGATGGATACGACGGGGCTTTATATCTACGAGGGCGTTCAAATCACGTTTTTACTCATCGCAGCCTCCCCGGCGACGTATCAGGCAGCGGCAGGTCTTGGCGGTCCTACGCCGTTCCTGGCGAACTTTGCGGGCGCGTTTCAGTCCGTCACCCTTTCCTTCTTTGTTCCGCAGTCCGGAACAATCGTTCTCCTCGGAAGCTAACGTGAAAACACTTTTCCTATTATTTGCGGCTGCCGTGCTTTCGGCGCAGGTGACACCGGTCAACACAAACATAAAATTTCAGGGTTATCTTGATGCCAGTTCAGCGGCAGCGACGTCACCATTTACAGTCGGAACAAGCTTCAGTGGGAACTGTCCGACTACGCCCGTCAATGCTTGGACCAGCGATGCCAACGGCAATCTCTATTTCTGCAATCAGAGCACGCATAACTGGCAGTCTTTTTCGATTCTGATCGCGCCCACCCAGGCCATCAACAGCGGAACAATTCTGTGCAATGTGAGCGGCGTGGTAGCAACTCCAAGCGCTTGCCTGCCGTCCCAACTGAGCGGGCCGCTCAACATTAACCGCGACAGCTCGATTACCGCCTGGGGCGATTCTCTGACGTTTGGGACGCAGGATAACACTGGGCAGAATTACCCCTGGTATCTGACCAAGGACACCGGGCGCGTGGTCAACAATCAGGGCTATCCGGGGCAAACCTCAACGCAAATTGCCGCCCGCTTTGCCTCATCACCGCAAGCGTACAACGGATACACGATCATCTGGGTAGGACGCAACGATCCAGGCGCGGGTATTTCGCAGGCGACATCGCTGGCGAACGTGGCGGCGATGGTGGCCGCATTGCCAGGCACCCGATACGTGGTGATGTCGGTTATCAACTCGCAAAGCGAGCCGGCCGGGTCGACGGCTTACAACAATATCGTTGCTCTGAATGCAGCCCTGAAGGCTGCCTATCCGAACAACTATCTGGACATTCGAGCGGCTCTGGTGGCTGATTACAATTCGGGAAACGGCGCAGACGTGGCGAACAACGCCAGTGACATGGTGCCGATCACGCTCCGCTCTGTGGATTCGTCCACTGGCACCTTGACAGCGGCGCTCGTCGATACCACCTCGTGTCCGGCCATCAGCGGCGCACCGGCATCGACAGGCAACATTGTTTATCTGCCGAGCACCGGTGAATACATCATCATCACGGCTTTTAGCGGCGGCACGATCACGAGCTGCACACGCGGCTATGGCTCGACGGCCGCGACAGCCTCCAATGGCGCATCCTACTCGCTCATTGATTACCTGCATCTGGGATACAACGGCTATTCGTTCGTGGCATCGCAGCTGGCGACTTACATTACGGCCCATGATCCGCTGGCGGGATCCGCCAGCCCAGCGCTCTCAAACGTGGGAGATTCCGGTCAATATGGAGTTCGCCTGGGAAGCGGCACACTCAACAGTCAGACGATGGCGCAGTACAACACAGCCATCGGATTCGATTCCCAGCTGGCTGCCACAACGGGCGGTTATAACACGGCTGTCGGCGCACAGTCGCTGTATCACAACACCACCGGCAACGACAACGGTGCGTTTGGATACTATGCGCTCGGCAACAATACCACCGGCGCTCTGAATAATGCGTTCGGGTTTCAGTCGCTCTACGCGAACACGACCGGCGCGAACAATAACGCGTTTGGCTACTGGTCTCTCGTGCTAAACACCAGCGGCAACTACAACGATGCGTTTGGCAGTCTTGTTTTGCAGGCCAACACAACTGGGTCACAAAACGACGGTTTTGGATTTCGGGCTCTGTATGCGAACAATTCAGGCCAGAATAACGATGCCTTTGGCACTCAGTCTTTGGCAGCAAACACGAGCGGCAGCTATAACAGCGGATTCGGCGCGCAGTCACTTTTCAGCAACACGACAGGCTCTCAAAACTCGTGCATGGGCTACCAATGCCTGCTGCTCAACACGACCGGCGCGAACCTCAATGCCCAAGGGTATATGGCGCTGGCGGGCAACACAACCGGCAATTACAATAATGCGTTTGGCTCGCTGACGCTGCAAGCCAACACGACGGGATCAACCAATAATGCGTTTGGTTTTCGTGCACTCTACTCGGTGGTGACAGGAAGCGGAAACACGGCTTTCGGAGATAACGCAGGGTACGCAGTCACGGGAAACAGTCTTACTGCATTCGGCGCGAGCGCCTTGCAAAACTCGACGGCGGGTGGCACCAATTCCGCCTTTGGTTATCAGGCGCTTCTCGGCAACACCACAGGCGTGCAAAACTCAGGCGTCGGCGGATTGTCCGGTTACGGCGGCACGTCCGCAAACGCCAACGTCACGGGGTCTAACGATACCTTTCTTGGTTACGGAAGTGCGCCAGGCTCAACGACACAGCAGAGCTATATGACGGTGCTGGGGTCGAATGCTCTCGGCCAGTGCTCTAACTGCGTTGTTGCTGGCCGCATCCAGGATGTTTTTCAGATCATCGTCGGAATCTATTCTTATCTGCCGGCGTGCACGGCAGGGATCAACGGCACCGAAGGAATGATCAAGCCAATCAGCGATTCGACCACGAACACTTGGGGCGCAACGATTTCAGGCAGCGGGTCTAATCATGTGGTGGCCTATTGCGACGGCACCAACTGGACAGTGATGGCGAAATGAGCACTTCCACTTTTACTTACGACTTCACGAGCGCGCCGCAGTTGAGCCAGGTGCGCATGCTGGTGGCAGACACCAATGTGCAGAAACCGATTTTCGATGATGACGAGATTAACGCGGCGCTCCAGTTGACATCCTCGCAGGGCATCTACACAAGCCCACAGCGTCTTCCGATCGCGGTTTCTGGTGCGCAGTGCGTTCCGCTGGTGTATTCGGTCTACCGGGCCGCCGCGCTGCTCTGTGATGCTCTCGCTTCGAATAAGGCACGTCTTGCAGCCATCGTCTCAATTTTGGACGTGAAACTGTCACCGGAGAAATCGGCGCAGGAGTTAAGAGCCATGGCCCAGGAATATCGAAATGTCGCGATGAATGACGGTTCATTCGCGATCGCTGAAATGGTGTTTGATTCTTTCAGTGCGCGAGAGCGCGTGGAAGCGGTTTATTTACGGCTCTATGGTTCGAGTTAGAAAAGAAGGCTTTATGAAGAAACTGTTTGCATTGGTCGCGCTCACTGGAATCGCTTTCGCGCAAGGTGTTCTTGTGCAGCCATTCTCGCAGGCGGATATCACCGGAACGGCTGCGACGGTCCAGTTAGTCCCGGCCGGCGGCGGGGCAAGAACGCTGCTGATTAATGCGCTGACGACAAACACGGCGGTGGCGCGGTGCGGCGACAGCACAGTCACGGCGTCTCGCGGGACTCCTGTGGCGGCGGGCGGCGCGCTGTCTTATGGCACGATCAACACACAGACAAACGACCCGCAGCAGTCGCTTTATAATCTCGCGAGTTTCTATTGCTACATAGCCAGCGGCGACAAGGTGGCTGTGCAATGGACAAGGTAGTAATCGCTCTTCTGCTGGCTATATCGGCATTCGGGCAGTCGTACAATCCTCCGAGCGGTGGAGGTTCTTCGGGTGCGGCATCCGTGACTAACTCAGATGGCACGCTCACCATTTCACCGACGACAGGCAACGTAGTATCTTCCCTCAATCTGGCCAATGCAAATACTTGGACGGCAGCGCAGAGCTACACCGCGCAAATGATCCACTCTATGGCAGGTGCGGCCAGCACTTCGCCGCTTTACTTGACAGGTGCACCTTACTCAGCAGGAAACGCAACCACTAATTTTCCGCTGCTTTATATGAACACTTCCGGTGCAAATGCCGTCACCACGTTCTCGACAAGCGGAACTATGCTAGGCATCAACACGTTGAGTTCATTCAGCGGCTACTTCATTGACGTTTACAAGAATGCTACCGAGGTGTTTCATATCTCAAACTCAGGAGGCGTTATATCGTCGGGAGGCGGCTCTTTCGGTGGCACAATGACGGCGGCTTCATTCACGGCAACCGGTACGCTTCCATCCATCACAAACAACACCGGAACAGTGGCGTTTGCTAACACTTCTCCCAATTACGGGGCTGTCTTGCAAGCCGGTGAACTGGTCAGCAGCACAAGCGGCACCGTCAATTTCACGCTCACATTTGGGACCGCTGCTAATCACAGGTGGGTGTGTTTTTTTGAGGACGAAACAACACGCGCCGACACTATAGGCTCTGTCCAGTCCACGGCTCCTACCCAGCAGAACCTTACCATTACGGGGACCACAGTCAGCGGAGACATTATCAGCTACTTCTGCTGGCCGCACTAACGATATGCAGCAGGGTTACAGTTACGACATTTCGGAAGTGATGACAGAGGCCAACGCAACAGGCCTCTTTGTGTCGTTATTCACGGCGCAGATGCCCAGCGGCAATCTGGGTCCGAGCGGTGCGCCGGATGGCCTGTTTAATCCGGTCTCTGGATTGACAAACATCCCTTGCACAGCGCCGCCGGTGAGTGACTCGCGCATCGAGGCGACCGAGGTCAAAGACTTGGCAGAGATTCTTTCCGTAAAACTCAAACACGTTTTGCTCAACGGCTATTACGGAACTCTCGACGATGCGAGTAACAAAGGGTGGAACTGTCTGCTCGATGGCGTGGCTTATGACATCCTCGGAGTTGAGCATGACTCGCAGCGCATCATGACTCGCGTTTCCGTCAGGATTGCAGGTATCTGATGAACCTGAAAGCAACAGCGATCTATCGGCCAAGATCATCCAGCGGACAGTTCATCGCGGCGAGCGTCACGCCCGCCGTCCAGAATGCCGTCCTGGCTGTCGCGCAATTGATCGTGGAGGAAGCGCAGTCGATCTGCCCGGTGGACACAGGCGCATTGCGCGACAGCATCACGGCCAGCGTGCAGGTGACGGATAAAACGGTTTCCGGCATTGTGACGGCAGCAATGTTTTATGCGGCTTACGTCGAATACGGGACGGGTATCAGGGGCGCGGAATCGCCCGGCGCAGGCCCCTATCCGTACAACATGGCGTGGCCTGGCATGCCAGCGCAGCCCTATATGCGCCCGGCCATTGACACCGTGCGCCAGGTGATTGCCGATCTGCTGGCGTCCCAGATCGCAGTGGGATTAAGCAAATGACGCCCGAAGTCAAGATCAGAACAGCCGCCTCGCAAGACCCGACCCTCCAAGGCTACCTGGGCGGCTCGCCGTTCACCCTGAACGGGTTTCGCTGGTTCGACACACAGATTGAGCAGAGCGCCATCAAGCTGGGCGCATGCGTTCGAGCCTTCCGAGTCTCGACGATCCGGACCTATTCCTTTCAGGGAATTCAAAACATCTCCCAGCCTCGGTTTCAGTTTGATGTTTTGTCGCCCGACCCTGAGTTAGCCCGCACCATCGCGGCCTACATGATTCAGTGGCTCGGCACCGTCAGTTTTGGGAATATCAGCACGCAGTTTGCGAACTTCGTGCTGAACCAAAGGAGCGGCATGGACTACCAGCTTCAGCCGCCCGTTTTTGTGCAAACGCTGGATGTCCGTATTTGGAATTTAGAACAGTAAAAGGAGAAACACCATGGCAACACTCTTAAACGGCGAAGCGGGCATTTATGCGGTACTCGCAATTCAGTCTGCTGGTTCGCCCGCCGTCTTCACCACAATCGCTAATCTCATCGGAGATATCGGAGGTCTCGGAGGTTCATCCAAGATGGCCGATGTGACTCCGCATGGTCCAAGTCCTTGGACCATCATGATTCCCACGACTAACACCTGGGGTCCGGTCACGATTGACATAGCCTTTGTTGCGAGTTCGACCGGAGACGGTGCGGCGGGCTTCACAAGCGGTCTCGGAGCGGTCTGGACAAACCAGCAGCTTCGCAATTATCGTGTAACGTTTCCCGACAACACCGTGGAGTATTTTCAGGCCTACATTTCTAAATATGAGATCAAGGCACCTATCGCTGGCGCGATCACAGCCAGCGTCACCTTCGAAGGCTTCGGCGAGCCGTTATTGGCTTAAACTGGCAGCATGAGCAAAAACACAGGGGCGGCTCTCATCGGGCCGCCCGTTTCTTATCCAGTCTTCGAGATCAACGGCACACCGTATCAGGCTAAGTTCAGCGCAGCGGCCATGCGCCGCCTCAAAGCAGATGGCGTGGACGTGGGCGCGCTGAAGGAGTTGTTTGCGCAAGCCGAAAAGGCAGGCGACAGCATGCACCTGGTGATGAAGTTGGCGGCCGCATCGCTTTGCACCGTCGCCGAAGACGGAAGATTTATTCCGCTAGGCTGGTCTTCGCAAGAGCTGGAGGAATCAGTAGATATTCACCGGCTCGGTGAGCTGGCTTCCGTGGTGACGGAGGGGCTAAAAAAAGTTTCGCCAGCGCCACAGACGGAACCGCAAGCGGACCTGGCGAACACAAAGCGGCAGAAGCTACAGTAATCGACGAGCAGTACTGGCTGGATTTCTGGGCGTTCGGAGTGTCGCCTTACGGCCTGGCTCTGTCCGAGGAGTATCTCTGGAACCTGTCTCCGTTCGAGTATTCACTGCTTCGGCGCGAGTTTGAGCGCAGCCGCAAGCACACAGAGACACTCGTTGCCACGGTGCAGTTGACGTTGCATCGGGCGTTTTTGCAGAAACGGGGCGGCGGCACATGGAGCCCGGAGGATTTCGGGCTGCAGGCGAAAGCGCCAGCGATCAAGTTAGAGCAGCCTCCTGATTTCTGGCGCGTGCAGAAGCTGCAAATGCAGGGCCTCAAAGAATTGGCGAAGCGCAATCCCAAAGGAGAACAGAAAGTGCAATGACACCGTTACCGGACGCGAGTAAACCGTTCGCCAGCCAGCAGCCGTTAATCCTGCTGGCTATGTGTATTTTTGGGGAAGCCCGAGGCGACGTTGCCGAAGCCAAACTGGGTGTGGGATGCGTGGCTCGCAACCGTCTCAGGCGCAATTGGATGCACGCTAAAACATGGGCCGATGTGATGCTCAAGCCTTACCAGTTTGACTGCTTCCTGCCGGATGATCCGAACTCGGCGAAGCTGCTGACACCGATGGCGACCGAAGCGGAATCGGTTTGGGACAGCTGTTATTACGCAGCGCTGGGCGTGATGCTGAATTGTCCTGACATCACAGGCGGGGCAGTCTTTTATTATTCGCGCCCGATTATGCGGCCGCCGGCCGCGTGGGGATCCGTGGTGCAGACGACACAGTTTGGCGGAACATGGTTTTTTAAGGATGTGAGCAATGGCGGATAGCGAGAACATTGGCGGCATAAGCATTTCAGTTGATGTGGACCTGAGCGACCTGTCCACATCGCTCGACAGCGCGGTGCAGGTCGCGCAGGTGGCAGCGCAGCAGATCAGCGATGCCTTCAACGGCGTCAATCTCGGAACATTTAACTCGAATGTTGAGCAGGCGGCGGCCGGGGCGGTGACGATGGCGCAGGCGCTGGCGAGTGTGCAGGGAACCGTGGCGGCGAACACATCGGCCGTCGGCAATCTGAGCGAGAATGTTTTCGACCTGACGGATGCCACTAATCTGCTGGCCGCTTCCACGGACACAGCACAGACAGCACTTGCATCGCTGGCAGGCGTGCTGAACACAAACATGCAGATCGCCGCTGTTCTTCAGCAGAGCACTGCCGATTTAGATGCTTCCATCGCGGCTCTCGGCAATGACGTTCAGGAGGCGTCATCGCAGGCGCAAAGTTTAAATATCAGCACGCAAAACCTGGATTATCAGATTACTTCGCTGGGGAAAGATATTCAGGGCGCAGTTCAGGCTATCCAGTCTTTGACGGCCGCTTTGCAGGCCAGCACATCAAACCAGCAGCAGACCACGCAAGCGACGAATGATTTTACAAACGGGCTTCGGCAGTTGGCGGCAGCGCTGGCGATCACGGAGGGGCTGAAGGCTTTCGGTCAGGCGGCGCTTGAAGCTTATGCTGATCTGCAAAAAGCGACCATCGCGCTGACGGCTTTGACCGGCTCTGCGCAGGGAGCAAGCGACCAAATTGCCACGCTCAAAGAGTTTGCTCTGAGTCATGCGCTCGCGTTCGATGATCTGGTGGAAGCGCAGGAGCGCATGGATGCGTTTGGCATCTCGACCGAGCAGAGCGCGAAAGTGATGCAGGCGGCCGCCGACGTCGCCGCAACCGGCATCGCATCGTTTGACCGGGTCTCTCAATCGATTTTGCGAGTCGGCGAATCGGGAACTGTTTCCGGACGTTACCTGCTTCAGCTCGGCATCAACCTGAGCGAGCTGGGCAGCGTCCTCAACACCACCAGCGACAATGCGGCCAAAGCGTTCAAGGCGCTCGACCAGGAAGAACGAATCAACGCCCTGACGACAGCGATGCAGCGGTTTTCCGGCGTTTCGAATGCCGTGGCGGACTCGCTGGCCGGTCAGTGGCAGGATGCCAAGACGCAGCTGGAGTTTGTGTTTCAGGACATCGGGGCTGCTTTGGCTCCGGTGGCCACGCAAATCCTCAGCATCATCCGGGAAGATATCCTTCCTGCCATCCAGGCGTTCGTAGACGGCTTCCGGTCCCTTCCGCAGCCAGTACAGGAGGGAATTGTCATCATCGGCGCAATGGTGGCCGCGCTGGCCCCGTTGGCGGCCGGTTTGGCGGCACTCGGCATTGCGATTACGGCGGCTGGGACGGCGCTGGCGGCGCTGACGCCCATGGCAATCACATTCACTGGCGCCATCGCCGGGGCGCTTCCCGAGATCGCGCTGGCAGGCAGTGCGCTGCTGGCATTGGCTGGCGCGGTGAAGGGCGTCCAGGATATCGTTACGTCTGAGACCGGCGTTCAGATTTCATGGACGGATTCGCTGAAGGTGATTGTTTCTTCGCTGGCGGATGCTTCGCAGGGGATGGCGGGATTCACGGCGGCGGCCACGGCGTCTGATGCCGTGGTTAAGGCGTACGCCAAGGACATGGATACGCTGACGGCGGCTGTCAACCGCGCGCGTGGAGCGGTGCCTACCGCGGATCAGGCGCTAGCCGCATTCACGAAATCCTTGACTGCGAACACAAGCGCAGCACAGATCGCATCCGACATGCACGGCGCGTTTGCCGTCAAGGTCGGAACGTTAAAATCGGCGCTGACGGAAGCGCAGGCAGCGCTGGATGTGACCACGCAGAAGTATTACGCGGGCGCGGCCAGCGCGCAGGATGTCGCCAAAGCTTACGACGCCGTCACGGCGGCGCAGAAGGCGCTGGACGCGACGAACCAGGCGAGCGCGGGGCCTTCGCAGGCGAAACTGGACCGGCTGGCGCTGGAGCGCGAAAGGCTTCAGCAGACTGTCGCGTCCATGGGCACCTATGATGCGGCTGTCACTCAGGCGGCGCTGGTGGACGTCGGACTGACCGCGGCGCTCGAAGAAAACTTTAAACAGCAGGTCCAGGCGATCACGGCGCTGAATATGGCCGAGAGCGCGTATAAGGCGCACATCGGGACGATGGCGCAGGTGGTGAGCGCCTATAACAATCTCAACAAGGCGATGGCGGAAGGTCAAACGCTGGTTGGCCCTGCGCCCGCGCTTGACAAGATCGACGCGAAGAATATTCTGGCGGCAGGCGTGGCGCTTGGGCAGATGGTGAGCGGGCCGCTGCCGCAGATCGCAGCGTATCAGCCGACGCTGGAGATGATTGACCAGTCCTGGGCGAAACAAAGCCAGCATATCAACCGCCTGGCGAAATACGACATGCCCGATGCGATCGCGGCTTATCAAACTTACATCGGCCAGCTTCAGGCGGTGAATGCGCCGCTGGGTCAAATCTACGAAGCGCAGGAAAAACTCGCCCAAATCCAGATTACATCTGCCGAGCAAAGCGGCGCGGATGCAACGCAGCAGATTATCGATCTCACTAACCTGAAAGAAAAAACGCAAGCGCTGGCAGATGCCAGTTCGGCGCTGGGTGATGTGTACGTGGGACTAATGAAGACGTTCGATGACGCATTCACGGAGTTCGGTTCGCAGGTGACGGATGCGATCAGTGGAGCGGAAAGCTTTCAAAAAGCGTGGACTAATGTCATTCAGAAAATCGCCAAGGACATCATCGGCACACTGGTGGACTATGCACTCAAAGAAGTTAAGGATTCGATAATCGGATTGATTGGCAACGTCGGCAGCCTGGGCGGCGTGCTGAGCGGCATCTTTGGCGGCAAAGGAGGCACTAGCGGCGCTACGGGTGCTGCTGGAGGCGTGGCGGGCGCGGCGAGCCAAGCGGCGGCCTCAGCGGCGTTTGTGGCCGCAACCACGGCTTTTACGACGGCGGTGGGCGTGTTCTCGGTGGTGATGGGAACCTTTAGCATCGACATGGGTGTGCTGACAACACAGGTCGGGTTATTCGCCGGGGAAGTGGCCGTTTTCTCTACTGCGATAGCAGCGTTTGCTTCTAGTGTCGCGGCGATGGCATCGGCTGTCGCGGCATTTGCCACAGCATCCGGTGTGGAAGTCACAGCAGCCAGCACGCAACTGGCAGCGGCTGGAACGCAGACAGCGGCGGCCAGTATCTTTGCCACAGCAGTCGGCATTTTCGCGACGGCCGTAGCGACGCAAGCGGCCAGCGGCATTGGTGATTTATTCGGCGGCCTGCTGAGCATCTTCGCTTTCAAGGGCGGCGGCGAGGTGGGTGACGTTCCGATTTTGAGCTATCTTCACCCGAAGGAAATGGTGCTTCCAGAGCAATACGCGAATGTGATCCGCAGTTTAGCGGGTGGCGGCGCTGGGGCAACATCTCTCACCGTTCCGGCGAGCGCAGGCAGTTCAGCAGCGGGCGGCGGCATCGTGCAAGTCAATTTCCCGAACGCTCAATTTAACGGCTACACATCGCAGACCATGAATCAATTGGGCACTCAACTGGTGCAAACCATCCGGCGGGCCGGAGGATTTAAGCTGTGAGTTACACGCCTTATATACCGACGCCAAACAGCGGGGGCGAGCCTCCCCTCTACGTGTTTCTGGGATTCGTTGCCACGGTGGTGAGCGTCAGCGGAACGACCGTGGTTTTCACGGCTGGCGGGACACTGACTGACTTCGGACTGGTGCCGCGCATGGTCAATGCACCGTGCTTCCTCAAAGGGCCTGGCGCAGCTGGCTATCTCTCCGGTGTGGCAAGCGTCAATACGGACGGCCCTAACTGGTCACTCATGCTCAGCAGCGCGCCTCCTTATGGATTCAACGCGGGCCAGATCACGGTCTATCTGGCCATGGATCAGTATGAGCCGGTCGAAGGCACCAAGACTGTCACCAATTACGCAGGGCCGTCTTTCTATGTGCAGCAGAGCACGATTGATTGTGAGAGCAGCCTGACAACGCGGCCCACGCTAAATTTCACCATCTTCAGCGAGCCCAACAGCAGCGGCGCTCCATTTCTGCCTATCGTCGGGATGCCCTGCATTCTGGTGCATCTGGTCTATGGCTGGCTGTTCGGCGGATCGGTCGATCAAGTACTGACGACTAATTACGTAGGCACAAGCAAGGTCTACAGCCAGGTGCAGTGTGTCTCCTGGGATCAGATATTGACCCGGCGCCTTCTGATGCTGACAGGCGCTTTTGCCATCGGCAGCAACACCGACACTTTCACCGGCAACGGCAGCCAGCAGAATTTTACCCTGTCGCATTATCCGTCCGCCATGCAGAGCGTGACTGTGGGCGGATCGGCGCAGAGCTTCGGCGCGTACAATTCATCAGCTGACTGGTGGTGGGAGATCGACACGTATCCGTTCCAGCAGAACCCGGCGCAGACGCCGGTGGGCTCAGGCGTCAGCATCGTTGTGGAGTACGATTCGCCAGGACAGACGGTTCAAACTCCAAGCTTCACGAATCAGACCGCCGGCGACATCGTAGTCAGCCTTGTCAGTCTCCTGCAAAGCGAAGGAATCAATATCGACTCAGGCGTCGCGACCGGGCCGACTGTGGACATGATCGCTTTCACCACTGAGGACACTGTGGATTCGGCGCTCACAAACCTGATGAGCTACATCAACAATGGCGGTGACAACTACTGGTACTACGTCGATCCATACAAGGTTTTTCACTTCGATATTCAGGGCGTGACGCACGCGGCTCCGTTCAACATCGACCAGACGGCCGGCAGCGACGGCAATGCGCTGATGGAGATCCAGCTGCAAACCAACCGGGATCAGATGGGCAACGCAGCATGGGCTGACATCGGCAACCAGGCAGGATCCAGTTATGCGGCGTCAAGCTGGCAAGGTGACGGATCGACGACGAGTTTCACAGCAACCTACGCTGTGGAATCACCATACACGCCTCCCGCGCCTCCGACCGGATTGAGTTTGTTTTCGGGCGGCTCTTTCACATCGCAGACCATATCGCCTGTCGGTGGGCCAACGGCGCAGTGGTATTACACGCCAGGCAGCGCCACAATCACGCAGGCCACCGGTGCAACGCCTCTCACAAGCGCGCAGACACTCACGTTCTTCTTTATTCCGGCACTGTCGATCACTCAGCTCTATTACAATTCGAGCGTTATCCAGGCGCGCCAGAACATCGAGGGCGGCAGCGGGGAGTGGGATCTGTACATCGACTTAACAAATAACAATCCTGAGTTGGCATCGGCCACGGTGGCGCAGAATCAGGCCGAGTTTTACGCGCAGCCGTCGCAGACGGTTTCCTTCACCACGTATCGCGGAGGATTGGCTTCGGGGCAGTCGATCACGATCAACATTCCGCTGATCGGCGCAAGCGGCAGTTACGTGATTGACCAGGTGAAGCTGACGGATAACGACGGGCTGCCGAAGTGGGATATCACGGCTGTGGCTGGGGCCGTGGTGGGCGGCTGGAAGCGGGCGTTTGTCAGGCTTGCGAATTTGCTGTAAATGGCGAAAGCCGGATCTTCGCTAGAAGAAATCCGGCTTTCCTTTCACCGTGCGGCACGGCGGCAAATTTGAGTTTACTACGATGCGGCAGGTGCAGCTGGGGCTGCTGGACTGGCGACGACTTGCGTTAACGCCGCGTTGACAATCGGCTCAGTGGCATTCAACACAAGCAGACCCTGCTTGGAGTGAATGAAGATCGGAAGCACTTGCTCAGCATCCGCCAGCAGCGTGATGATGAGATTCTCAAAGAAATTCGCTGGTAAAGCCATGGTGTTTCTCCTCCATGAATCATATCGCAGAGTTGCGGCATGATGACGCCCTGGTATAAAATTGCGGCATGAGTGAGACAGTCAACGTGCGCATCAAGGTCGCGGAAAAGGATCTTGCGAAAGTAAAGCGCATGGCGAAAGGCAGGCCCAAAGACCCATGGCCGTTCGACCGCACCAGCCCGCTAAATATGGTGCTTTATGAGGTGCTTTTAAGCGGAGTCAAAAGGAGCAAACTGATTGTGCCTGAGGGGGAATTGCAGCTTGCTTGCTTGCGTCTTCCGGCTGATTTGACTCACACTTTACGGAATCGGGCGAATGCGGCGAACATGATTTTTTCGAAGCTGTGTGCGGCTGTGATTGCCACCGAACTGGCGAAATAGTGATTGCATTGTGAACAAAATTGCGGCATGATTTAAGCATGCCCTCAACAATACGACCAACACCTACAATTAGCCTTCACTGCAACTTTCCCGAAGAGGCTTACGGCTACGAGTTTTCTCCAGAGATCAAGAGCCTCACCGGAACAAACTGGCTGGCGATCGAAGACATCAACATCTTTCTGTCGATCAAGCAGCTTGAAATTCTGCGATCTACCATCGCGGTTTTCCTCGAGGCCGAGAAGGAAAAGAACACGGCCACGGCCAGCGCCATCGTGCAGGAAGCCATCAACGAGGCGAGTTACCCGATTTCAGACGTTCGCGCCAGCGAACAGGAAGACGAATTAGAGTTTTAAGCCATGGCCACACAACCGCAAACACACACACGCACCACGGAAAGCACAGGCTATAACCTGCTCGACAGCATCGTTGAAAAGCAGCAGGAGATGGCCGCCCGCTATCGCCCAGTGATGGACATCAAAGAGTCCATTGACCGCTACGAACAGCTTCGCAAATACGTAGAAATGGCGATGGTCGAAGGCGAAGACTACGGCAAAGTCGAAGGCATCCCAAAGCCCTTCCTTTTCCAGGCAGGCGCAGAGAAGCTCTGCGTTCTGTTCGGTTACGTGCCTCATTACGAAACCGAAGTGGAAATCGAGGACTGGGCCGGAGAGCGGTACGGCGAACCGTTGTTTTACTATCGTGTCCGCTGCATCATGCAGCGCGACGGCAAGCCGGTGGGCGAGGGCATCGGCTCAGCGTCATCCTGGGAGTCGAAGCATCGATACCGCTGGCTGGGTCGCGCTGATGTGCCGAAGCGTTACCTGGCGGCGCTGGAAGCTGGTGATCTCAAGGTAAGATCCGGTTCTATTCGTGAGCCTAAATTCGCCATTGACAAGGCGGAGACCGGCGGACGCTATGGCAAGCCTGCGGAATACTGGGCGAAGTGGCAGGCCGCAATCGAAAGCGGGGATGCAGTCCAAATTGAAATGAAGAAAAAGGACGGCAGCGCGATGGCGGCATATGAAATGGGATCCGACGTGTACCGCGTTCCAAATCCTGATTTTGCTGACGTCATCAACACCTGCCAGAAAATAGCGGTCAAACGGGCCAAGGTGGCTGCGGCGATCGCAGCGACGGGGCTCAGCAGCCTGTTCACGCAGGACGAAGACAGCGGCGCGCTACAGCCCGAACCTGAGCCGCCCGCATCAAAAGCTAAGACACAAGGCAACGGCGCGACGGCCAGCGCGGCCGCCGATCCGCCGGAGCTGGCTGCACTGCTGAAGGATTTTACAGCCAGCAAAGGAAAAAACATCGGCAAGATCCTGCAATCGCTGGAAGATCGCTTGATCGGCAAGCATTTGGATGCCGGGGCGCAGGTTTTTAACAAAATCAGCAAGACGTTTCGGGAGCGCGTTCCGAAGGGCAAGGAGACGGCGGACGATTTGCGTCAGTTGATTCGTAACCTGTTTGACGCGTGCGCCGAACTTGACAACTTTAAACCCGGTGCTGATGAGCCGGATATCAACAGCGGCGATCCGAGCGATCAAGATCACTGGGAAGCGGGAAGGGAGTAAGTAATGCGCAAAATTGAACCGGAGGAGCGAGTTATGCAGTATTTTATGACTGCTTCCGAACAAGACGCCAAGGTTGCGCTGGAGAAAGCGCAGCTCATCCTGAAGACCAGGCAAAGTTTGACTACTGCGCCGCAGCCGGTCAAGGTACGCACGAAGCGTGACAGACCAGTGGCCGACATCCAGCTCAAGGAGCCGAGCGATGCTTAACGCCATTGACCAGCCAAGAACCTCGCTGTGGGATCTCGAACAGCAGCTCGTCGAACTGATCGAGTTTCGTGATGCGGCTGAGACCGAGGAAGAAAAAGCCGCCGCGGATCTCGCGATCTCGGAATATGTCACGCGCGAAGTTACCAAGGTGGATAATATTCGGGCCTACATGCGTCACTGCGAGGTGATGGCGGCTGGCGCGAAGGAGGAGAAGCTTCGCCAGGCCGAGCGTCAGCAGGGCTGGGAACGTCGCCTTGATGTGCTCAAAGAGTCGGTCAAGCGCACGATGGAAAGCATCGGCAAAACGAAGCTGGAAGGTAAAACCGGACACTTTCAAATCAAAGCCAGCGGCGGTAAACTGCCTATCATCATTGACGATGAGTTACTGATTCCTTCCAGTTTTTGTGATTACGTAAAGACTCCGCGCAAGGGTGATGTGCTCAAAGCGCTGGAGGCCGGCGAAGAGGTGCCAGGGGCGCGTCTGGGCGAACGCGGCAAACGTCTGGAGGTTAAGTGACGGACCAGGATGTTCTCGACCAATCACTTCATCAACTGCTCGGCGGCAGCAAGTTTTAAGAAAGGCAAACATGGCAAATAAGATCAGTTTCAAAGGCATCGTGCTGCAATCGTGCAGCCGAAAAGCGGGCAAAAACGCGGTACTCAGCGCATCCTGTCCATACACGGATGCCATCGCCAAGTCGATGGACTGGGGCGACATCACCGAGCTGGCGTCATCGGCTAAACTCGAGGGCGCACTCGCAGCGATCTCGCTGACGATCCAGCCAGGCGACACGCAACTGAAGCATCACGCTTTTGATTTAGAGCAGGCTACGGTGCGCGATTTTGAAATTGTGCGCCGCGAGGTCGAGGGCAAAAAAGACAAAGGCAAGCGAACCGAACTGCACTTCAAGATCGAGGCATCTGATCCAGCCGCATGCTCGAAGGTCGAGGCGTACATGGGTACGATCGGACAGCTAAAGAGCACTATGCAGTTGAGCTATGCGAAACAGGAAGTGATGTTTGAGGCGACATCTGAGCAGCGCCACGCATTCGACGACGGAGATCTGCTCCAATAAAATGCCACGCTGGGCACCGCGCGTAGACCGAAATCAAAAAGAAATTGTGGCTAAGCTCAGGCAGTGCGGTGTCAGTGTGCTTCACATGCACGGCCTCGGCGGCAATGCGCCGGATATTATTTGCGCCTGGCGCGGCATCAATGTTTTGTTTGAAATTAAGAATCCACTCAAGCGCAACAAGGGATCTAAGGGCGGTATGGAGCCGGAAGCGGCACGTATCGCGCAACAAAAGGCTTGGCTGGAAGCATGGCCAGGGCCATGCGCCATGATTTACACATGGGAAGAAGCAATGAATTTTCTTTCCGAAACCGCAACCATTAACCAGAAAAGAGAATAATTATGAAAACCTTTCGGGCCCGCCAGGGCGATGTGCTGTTTACCAAGATCGATGCGCTCCCAAAGGGCGATCGCAAAAAGCGCGAGAATGCGACCGTGGCTTATGGCGAGGTGACTGGCCACAGCCACGCGCTTGCCGTTGCGGATCGAGAACACGCGCAGGT